GAACCTGAAGAGCTTGTCCTTGAGGAAGAAACCCCAGAATCCGAGGACGATGGCTTAGATGAGCTTGAGATTGGCCCCGAGAAATACAAAGTCGCCAAGCCCATCAAGGAAGCGTGGAACGGTCTGCAAAAGACGGTCCAGAGCGAGAAGGAAGCACTGAAGGCCCGTGAGGCGCAGATTGCCGAGCGTGAGGCGCGGGCGGTTAAGACCGAAGAACTTAAGGCCGCGCTGATTGATGAGGTTGCGGAACTGAAGGGCATCGACAAGCAGTTGTCGGCCTATTCCAAGCTGACCCCGCAGGATTGGATGACGTGGGCTGAGCAAGACCCGGATGCCGCCCGCAAAGGCCAGATTGCTTACACCGCCCTTCAGAACGAGCGCATGAAAGTGCTTCAGTCCGCCCAAGCTAAAGGGCAGGAACTAGAGCAGCAGTCCCGTAAGACCCAGGCGGAACGCGACGCGGCGGCAGAGCGTGAACTTCTGGCTAAAATTAAGAATTGGACGCCCGAGCGTGCCAAAAATGTTGAGAAGGTGGTTGCTGACGCCGGCCTGCCGCTTGATGTGGTCGGCCCGTGGCTTAAACATCCCGCCGTTGTCACCATCATTGAGGACGCCTTAGCTGCCAGGACTGCGCGCGAACGTGCCGCTGCCGCCCGCGAGGCCGCTGCCAAGGCTAAGGCTGCTGGCGAGCCTGAACCGGAACCCACCCCGCGCGTTCGTGCCAACTCCGGGGCGTCGTCTAATATTCCGAGCGACAAAGACCCGCCCGATGTTTGGCTGAAGAAACGCCAGGCGCAACTGGCGCGTAGATAGCTGTTGACGAGCGTCCCATGACCGACACCATGGGACGCTGATACTTCGATCCCGAGAGGCGAAGGCGTGACGGCACGGGTAATCCCGTAGGCCCGAGCGGCTAGGCAAATCCCGAGACGAGTTGACCGATTTCAACTCCTTTCAAGGACACCTAGCCCCATGGCGAATACACTCCTTACGCCTACGATGGTGACTCGGGAAGCCCTGCGCATCCTGCACCAGAAGCTCAACTTCATCGCTAACATCAACCGCACCTACGACGACTCGTTCGCCGTAGCGGGCGCGAAAATCGGTTCTTCGCTGAAGATCCGTTTGCCCAACCAGTACACCGTCCGTACCGGCGCGACCTTCACCACTCAGGCGGTTGTGGAATCCTCGGTCACTCTGACCGTGGCGACCCAGAAGGGCGTGGACACCGAGTTCACCTCGGCTGACTTGGCCCTGAGCTTGGATGACTTCTCCAAGCGCATCCTGTCCCCGGCGATGGCCGTTCTCGCGGCGGGCGTTGAGTCTGACGCCCTCTCGATGAAGAACGATGTCTACAACACCATCGACAACACCACGAACGCCTCGGTGTCGATGAGCAACATTCTGGCCGCTCGCCAGCGACTTAACGATACCTTGGCCCCGCAGGACGACAACCGCACCGCCCTGTTGACCACGCAGGACTCTGCCGACCTCGTTAACGCCCTAAAAGGTCTGTTCCAGGACGCGAACGCGATCAAGCAGCAGTACCGCGAAGGCATGATGGGCCGCACGGGTGGCTTTGACTTCTACGAAAACACCCTGCTGACCAACCTGACCTCTGGCACTCACTCTGCCACCTCGACCATGATTGTGACGGACACGATTGTGCCTGCGACGGCTCAGTCCACCATCACCGTTAACCAGTCCACCGCGCCTGGTACGTTCGTGGTGGGCGACGTGTTCACCATCGCCACCCTGAACCGTGTTCACCCGGAATCGAAGGCCGATACCGGCGTGTTGCAGCAGTTCGTGGTGACTGCGGCCAACGTGGTGGGCTCGACCTCCACCACTTCGTCCATCGCGTTCTCGCCCTCGATTGTCATGTCGGGTGCGACCCAGAACGTGATTTCGACCGCCATCTCTGGCCAGCTTCTGACCAAGATTGGCAACACCTCGCGTGTTCTCCGTCAGTCCCTCTGCTTCCACAAGGATGCGTTCGCTTTCGTGTCTGCCGACCTTGTGCTGCCGAAGGGTCTGCACTTCGCCGCTCGCGAAGTTCAGGACGGCATCTCGATGCGCGTGCTGAGCGACTACGCAATGACCTCCGACACCATCGGGACTCGTATCGACATCCTCTACGGATACAAGACGATCCGCCCCGAACTCGCCGTCAAGATTTCGAGCTAGTAGGAAACCAACATGGCCGAGAAGTTCAACGAAAAAGGCGCAATTGGCAAGTTTGTCGTCACCGACGCCAAAAAGGCCGAAATCGCCGCCGCTCGCCTCGCGGTCAAGAAGTCCAAGGGCCGCGACAAAAAGTAGTCGCTGCTTATGGGTTCACACCGGAGGGGGCTTCATTTGCTCCCTCCGGTTATTTTTAGGGCGATAAATGGCTGCACTATCGCTTTCGTCTTATACGAACCTCATCGCCGCGATTAACGCGCAAAATGGGTTTTTGCACCGTAACGACCTGGCGGACGTTCTGCCGCTTGGCGTTCAAATGTGCGAAACCACCATCAACTATGGCGATGGGGATCAGCTAGACGGCTTGCGTGTTGGCGCGCAGGAAGCCGTTACCACGCTGACTTGCACTCCGGGCGTCCAGACTCTCGCCCTGCCAACTGACTGGCTGGAAACCCGGCGCATTTACATCACGTTTTCGGGCATCCGCCGTGAACTGAAGGGCCGACCTGTTGCTCCCATCTCCGTGACTGACTCGGCGCGGGTGCAGTCCATCCCTGAGACGTTCTTTATGCAGGGCAGCAACCTTTATCTGGACCCGATTCCCTATCAGGCGTTCCAGATCACGCTCGACTATTACCAGCAAGTTGGCCCTCTCGCCACGCAGGGCACCAACTGGCTCTTGCAGGCCGCGCCGATTGTGTACCTCGGCGGGACAATCCTGCACATGGCTCCGTGGCTTGGCCCGAGCTTCAACCCCGCCCCGTGGGAGAAGATGTTCCGCGTTGGGATGATGCAGGTCGCGGATCAAGATTCCTCGCGCTTTGAAAACATTCGCCTGCGTTCGGAAGCGTCCGCGATGGTTGGCAATGGTCCCGGCTATGGCTGGGGCAACTTCCTGGCGGGCACATGATTAACCTCGACCAGACCGCACCGAGTTGGGCGCACCGCTTCAAGCAGGCGATTGAGATTGCGCTTGAGCAACTGTGGACCCGACCGCTCCCGGTCTACACGGTCGCCACCTTGCCAACCCCTACGGATAAGAAATGGCTTTGGCGTCAGATCGCCGTGAGCGATGGCGCGGGAAATAAGTTTGTCGCCGTGTGCAACGGCACCGCTTGGTACTACCTCCAAGGAACTGCCGTATGAGTTCTGCTGACAGCAACAACATCGGCATCAAGCTTCAAGCGGCGGGGGAGAACCTCAACACTTGGGGCGACCCGAACCTGAATAACGACCTGATTGTGCTTTCTAATCTGGCGAGCAAGTTCAACGCGGTCACGATCAACGGCGACACCACCGTATCTGAGACTAACTACTCGACCACAAACACCACGGAAGTCGCGCTCCTGAAGTGGAACGCGGGCACGCTCACGGCTGCCTTTAGCTACACGATCCCGAGCCGCCCAAAGCGCTTCATCCTGTGGAACAACACCGGCTACACCGGGACCATCAAACTCGCCGCCACCACCGGTGTAGCGATCCCCACTGGGCGCATCGCGCTCATCTCTACCGATGGGTCTAGCGATGTTTACAACGTCACGCCCAACTATGGGGGCATCACTAGCCCCACGACTGGTTCTCGCGACATTCCGGCGTGGTCGGCTGTTGAAAACGCCATTGCTACGGCGGTCCTCCCGGCGACCGCTGGAACAATTCTCATCAGCGGCACAGACACCACGGCAGGGTATGGGTCGGCAAAGTTCACCGCGCTTACTAATGGTGGCCTTGTCGCAAGCGTCCTCAACCCGACAGGCAATGCGCAACGGCAGTTTGGGCTTGATTACACCAATCTCCTTGCAACCACGAATATCGCATCTACGGATCGCTTTGCCCTTTATGACGCAACCGCCGGGGCGATGAAGTATCAGACCCGCGCGAACGTGATCGGCAAGTTTGGCCTCGTTCTTCAGCCTGACCAAACGGCCGGCTTCACCGCGACGGTCGGCTCCCTGTGGCCCTGCGACACAACCAGCGCCTCATACACCGTTGTTTGGCCGGCTGCACCGACCGCTGGCGACATTTTCGGACTCGCTAAATTCGGGACGGGGCTTCTCACGCACTCGCTAAACAGCGTGAAGTTTTACGGCAGCACGACCCCGCCGCAAGCGACGCTCGGGGAGGGCATTGGCTTCTTTTACTACACGGGCGCATCAAGAGGATGGATTGACCTATGAGTCTATTTAATCAATCTGGTTCTTTCTACGGAGCGCCGCTGCCAAGGCTTATCACGACGGCGACATATTTGCCGCTTGGGTATGCCGACAACACCGGTACCGTGACGACCACGGCCAACCGCTGCTACTACGTCTACTGGCCAATTAGCGAATCGCGCACGTTTGCCGGAGTCAACGCCTACAACCAAGGCGCTGGCGACAGCGGCGAGAAATTCCGCATCATGTTTTTCAATGATGACGGCTCATCTGGCGGTCCCGGCACGCTCGCGAAAGACTTCGGGGAAGTCACGCTTGGCGCGGCGAGTGCATATCAGACGCTTACCTCATCTTGGGCGGCGTCTGCTGGCCGATATTGGGGCGCTATATGGCACGACTCAGCAACATCCATGTACGGCATGTCGCCATTCCCGGCAGCGACCGCCGTTGGCTCGGCGCTTGGGATCAACAACTACTCCGTGATCGGCAGCATTAACGACTCTGGCACTAACTGGGGCGCGAACGCCATGCCTGTCGCGCATTACGTAGACACAGCATATGGCGCGGCCCCATCAACTGCGGTTGCTCCAACAGCCACATTGCGTGTGGCGTTTGCCTCGGTGACACCACTTGTGCCGGCATTCCGGCTGAGAGCGTAACGTCATGATCGAAGTCATCACATACAACAACAAGTATCTTCTGATCGAAGGAACGGATCAGCCGCAGCTTGATAGCGATGGTGAGCCAGTTCCCGATCCGAAATACGGGACGACCGAAACAATCGAGCATCCCGACCCGCCATCGGTCGAAGCGCAGCCGGTATCCCTCACCAAGCAGCAGTTCCTTGATCTGTACGCTCAGAACGACGCCGACTTGACCGCAACGCTGGGGAATTGGCCGAAAGCCTAATGTCTTTCACCAAAATCCCCCTTAACCCAGGAGTCTATGTTGACGACACCCCCGCGAAAGCGGAGGGCTTTTTCGTATCGTCTGACAAGATTCGCTTTGTGCGCGGTCTGCCGCAGGTGTTTGGCGGGTGGGAATACCTATCAACCACGGCTCTGACCGGTACTTGTCGGGCGCTTCATGCGTGGGCGGATATTAGCACCGTCAAATGGCTTGCGGCGGGCACCAACAGCAACCTCTACGCCCTGACGGACAGCCTGCCCTATGACTGCACTCCCGTTGTGGCGCGCGGCAATGTGGCCGTGAACATCACTACGGTAAACGGTTCCGCCGTTGTGACGTGCGACTGGACTGCTCATGGATTGGTTCAAGGGCAGGCGTTCCGGTTCTTCAACTCCACGACCACGACCGTGGGCGGTGTGACGATCAACACCGCTGCGGCTTCGACCACGACCCCAAGCCCTTGGTATATCGTTGCGTCCGTAGTCACGGCGAATCAGTTCACCTTCACTGCAGCCCAGACCGCCACCAGCAACGCTGGCCCTACTGCCGCGACCGTAAACTATTGGCAATTTCTCGCGCCTGGCCTGGTCAACTCCATCGGCGCTCTTGGGTACGGAACGGGCGTTTACTCGACTGGCAGCACCTACAGTAGCCCCGCGACTGGCTCTGACGTATCCGCCCGCACTTGGAGCCTTGGGAACTACGTCCAGAACTTCATCGCCTCGCCTCGTGGTGGGAAGATTTACGAATGGCGACCCACAACCTCAAACGCTGAGCTTGTCACGAATGGAACGTTTACCGGTTCGGCGACGGGTTGGACCCTGGGGGCGGGGTGGGCTTATGGAGCCAACGCGGTCACCGCAACGCTGTCAAACACGGCGCTATCCCAGAGCATCACAATACCCGCCAATTGCTTCTGCCTCATTCGCTTCGTGCTGAGCGCCTTTGCTGCCGGAACTGTAGCTGTATCAGTGGGCGGCACAAACGTTACCGGCTGGTCTGCCCTTGCTGCAAACGGCACCTACGAAGGCACGTTCTTTAACGCGGGCAGCGCTAAGACCTTGGCATTCACCGGCACAGGCTTTACCGGGACCATCGATACCGTTTCGGTGACTCAGTACACCCAGGCTGAAGTTGTCCCGAACGCACCCACCACGAATACCTGTGTCCTCGTAACCCCCGAGGGCTTCGTTATGGCCTGCGGGACCGTGGAAGCGGCCACCAGCAACTTTAACCCACTCCATGTGCGCTGGTCCGACATTGGCTCCACGGTGGGCGGTGAACAAATCTGGACGCCTTCCAGCACCAACCTTTCAAGCTACATCACCCTTGGCATCGGAAGCCGGATCGTCGCCGCCAAGGTCGCCGGGACCGAAATCCTCATCTGGACCGACAAAGCCCTGTACGCGCTGACCTATGTGAACAACTCCGGGATTGTCTACAGCCCCCGGATTGTTGGCGTGAACTGCGGGCTCATTGGGGCCAACGCTGCGGCGGTACTTGGAACCGGGGCGTATTGGATGACCCCCGAGGGCACCACTTACGCCTATTCGGGCGGGGTACCGGTGTTGATTAAGTCCACCATGTCCAAGGACGTATTCGACCACATCGCGGCGGTCCAGCAGGACAAGATTTACGCTGGCCCGAATGGCAAGTTTAACGAGGTGGCTTGGTTCTACCCGGATTCACGGGATGGGAACGAATGCTCCCGCTACACCCTGCTTTGCACCCAGGAAGCCATCGCGCCCCCGCCAGGGACTAATCCCGGCATTGTGGGCTGCTTCGCGAACGGCACCTTTGACATCACCGCTTGGATTGACGCGAGCATTTTGGGCTTCCCGGTAGCTGCTCACACGGACGGATACATCTACTTTCATGAGAAGGGTAGCACCGTTAATGGGGGCGCGCTTTCCTGGTCGCTGGAAACCGGCCTGCTGAAGATTGGCAACGGCGACACGCTCTACAAGGTCAACAGCCTGTACCCCGATTTCGCAGGCCTAATGGGCGGCGCGACCATGCGCGCCTCGGCTTACAAATACGCACAAAGCACGTCCGTTTCGACGGGACCATTCGACTTTACCTCGGCAACCGAGAAACTAGACCTGTTGGCGGGACCGCCTATTGGGAGGTTCGTCGGCTACCGGTTTTACGGGAACAGCTCCCCGGCTTTTATGCGTACCGGACTACTGACAATGGACATTGAAGATACAGGGATGGCGTTTTGAGTCTGTTTGCGGCCTGGGATAAGGCGAAGCCGATACTTGAGCCGGCGCTAGTTGAAACGAAGGGCACCCACACGATTGATGATGTGTGCCTGATGATTGGAGCCGGTCACTTTCGGCTTTGGGCTGGAGAGAATGCCGCTGCGGTGACTGAGTTTATCCAAATGCCCCGCATGAAGATTTTGAGCGTGTTTATCTGCGGCGGCGACCTTGAGGAACTGAGGAAGATGGAAACCGAGAAACTGATCCCCTTCGCCAAAGAAAACGGCTGCACCCGCATCCTCGGGGCCGGGCGTGCGGGTTGGTCGCGTGTTCCATCTGACTGGACCCGAGGCGGCGTCTACATGCACAAGGACATCTAAGATGGCGGTCGGCAAGGGCGGTCAAAGCGGCAACCAGAACCAGAGCGGAAGCATGAGCGGCTCCACGTCTGGGCAGACGGACACGACGCAGAACCAGACCGGCACTAGCGTAACCTCGGGCACGCAGACTGGAACGCAGACCGGTTCGCAAACTGGATCGCAGTACGGCACACAGACCGGATCGCAGTACGGCACACAGACGGGCACCACGACCGCGACCCCAACCGCAGGGTTTGGATCTGTCTCTGATTTGCTTCAGGGCCTTGTGTCTGGTAACAGCGGCCTGACCCCGCAGCAGTTGGCGGCGATGGGCATCAACACTAATGCCGCTCAGAACTACGGCAACGCCTTGGATTACGGCGGCCAGGTTATGTCGCAGTATGTGGGGGATAACCACCAAGCCCACACGATTGCCAACCCCGATTATGTTGTGTCTCCCACGGCCTCGACTTACACGGACGCTTACCAAAACCCGTATTTGTCGCAAGTCGTAGACGCCACCCGCAACGATTTGACGCAGGGCTATAAGCAGGGATTAACCGAGCTTCAAGCCAAGTACGGCGGGGCGATGGGCAACGGGCGTGAGGGTGTTGCCGCTGGACAGTTGGCCGACGACTACACGCGCGCCCTTGGCAGCACGTTGGGCGGATTGCGTTCGGATGCGTTCAAGACTGCGCTTACCCCGGCGATGGCTGACGCTTCGCAGCAATATCAGGCAAACGTTCAAAACGTTGGCAACAAGCAACAGGCCCAAATGTTCAACGCTGGGCAAGAGAACGTAAACGATAACCTCTCCATGCAGGCGATCCGGGATTGGACCAACAACCTCGGGGCTAAGTACGGCGCGCAGACCGGGGCGGCAAACACTAACGCTTCGTTATCGCAGGGAGGCATTGCGAATCTCGCGGGCTTCTTGGGAAGCCAAGTTCCGGCGTTTGGTCAGTCCAACACCGGAACAAGCGCGGGCGTCAACACAGGAACTAGCGCGGGCACCTCAACCGGCACCTCAACCGGCACGTCAACCGCCACCAATGACAGCAGCACGCAGACCACGCTTGAGAACATCTTAAAAAGCATCACCTCCGGCACCTCAAGCGGCACCACTTCCGGCACAGGCTCAAGCTCTGGCAAGAGCGGCGGCCTTTCACTCGGGTAAGGTTTTCACATGGACATAAACGCACTGCTTAAAGCACTAGCAAGCGGAAGTGGCTCCCCAGGTGACCCATGGAGCCAGGCCGCGATGATTAACCCAAATTTTTGGGGCCAATCAAAAGAGGACGCGGCCAGAACATTCGCAAACCCGACAGGCTCGCCCATGATGCCGCATTACCGTGAACTCCCCAAAAAGGAGGACGGCACATACGACGTTATGGCCATCAAGACGGGAAGTCAGGACGGCAATGGCTCCTTCGGCAAAATGGTAGGCAACGCCATCATCCCGCAGACCATGGCTGCTAAAGGAGGCGCAAGTGGCGGCTAAAGGCGGCGACTTTGGAACCACGCTAGGCAATATCCTGATCCCGCAAACGATGGCGGGGCTGCAAAACTATGGCCTGAAGGAAAAGGCTATTGAGCAGCAACAGACTCAGGAGTCAGCCCTGGGCGCTCTCTTGCGCGGCCTACAGTCCGGGCAGAGCGGTGGCCCGCAGATGCCAATGATTGCGCAGCAGAAGCTTGCGGCACTGGCAGATCCTGAGACGGCTAAGGCTCGCGCGATTGTTAGCGTGTTCCCGGAACCGCCCAAAATCATGACCAAGAAGGATGATGAGTCGATTGTCTCGATGGGTCCGGGCGGATCTAATTTGCAGACCATTGCGCCATCCATTGCCAAGCCTGCGCCCAAGGCTGATTTAGTCACGATTAAGCCCGTGGCTGGCCCAACACGCTCCTATAACGCGGCCACACAGCAAGACGAAATTGAAGCGGCGCTTAAGTCCGGCGGGGTTGAAGTCCGCGAGCCCTCAACGCGTGTTGACGTGAACATGACGCCCCAGACCAAGGCGCTGACAGAGCTTTCGAGCAACGCCCTCTCAGAAGGCCGCACCAACGCTATGAGCAGCTTTGAGTCGCTCTATTCGCTTGGGCGTATGAAGCAGGCGCTAGATGATGGCCTGAAGCCCGGTGCTTTGGCCCCAGCACAGGAGACCGTCTCGAACGTCCTTGTCGGCTTGGGCGTGGACCCCAACACGGTGAACCAGTTCTATAACGCCAAAGCCAGTGCGGACTATGACGCTGCATCTAAAGAACTGACACGCTCAGTTATCAAGGCCTTCGGCGCGAACCCCTCCAATAGCGACCGCGACTTTGCAGAGAAGATGGCGCCGCAGCTTAAGACGAACCCACAGGCGGCTCCTTTCCTTATTGCGCGCATCGAGGCCAAGCACAAAGGCAACATCGAGTCCTATAGGTCGATGCTCAAGGGCCGGCAAAGCGATCCCAACGCGGGGATTGCTTTGGCGGAGCTTGGCGCAAAGCAGAACCAGTATGACGCGCTCCTTAAGGATTTGAACGCCGGACCGCCGAAAATTCCGGGTGCGCCCACCGCACCCAAGCCAATGGCCAACGTAATTCAAAGCCTCCCGCCCGACGCCGTGAGGCAGGCGGATGGCACGTACACAAGCCCGTCCTATCCCGGAAAGATAATCAGGCCGCAGTAATGCCGTTTGTAATTGAAGATGCCTTGCCCGGAACTGTAGACGCATCTCCTGACCTAAAGGATATGGCGAAGCGATACGGCGTGCCAGAAGCGCGAGGCGGGTATGTCATTGAGGACGCCGACACTCGCTCGCCTTTGGTCAAGGGCATCAACAATGGCGCTCGCGCGGTTGAAACAACGGCGGCGCAAATTCTAAGCGCTGTAGGCGGTATGCCGGGCGATCTAAGCAACCTTGTCGGTTTTCTCGCCAGCAAGGCCGGGATTGATATGCCCAAACCTCCCCAGACCGGCGGGTTCCCCACGTCTGCGGATATTATGTCGCAATTCGAGAAAGTTGCACCCGCGTATCAATTTGAGACGCCGCTTGGGAAGTACGCGAACAAAGCAGCCGTGGGTGCTGGTTCTGCAATGGTCTTTGGCGGTCCCACAGCCCTATCCACCCTTGCTGGTGCGGGCGGGGGCATCGGCGCGCAGGCTGGGCATGATTTATTCCCGGAAAGCCCCTTGGCGGAAGTATTGGGCGGAATTCTCGGCGGCGGTGCTGTTGGAGGTGGTTATAGCTGGTTGCGTCCGCAGCCCAGCACCGTTGCGCGAAACATCCTAAGAGACGCGCGCACTCCGCTAGATGAAGCCCAGGCGCTTCAACGTGACTCGAATGCCTTTGGCTTGGGAACGCTGACGGCTCCTGAGTCCATGAACAGCAATTATGGGCTTCAGATTCAGCGACTACTTGAGCAAGACCCGCTTGGCGTGAACACGCGCGCGGCTATGGCCGAGCGCGGCACAAACGCATCTAGGGTGTCTGGACAGCAGCTTGACAGCATATCCTCCCTCACCCCGCGCGAGGGTGCAGACGCCGTACAGGCCGGCGCTAAGGGCGCAATTGATACCCTCAAGGCTGGCCGCGAATCCGCTGGAAGCCCAGGATACAAAGCTGCGTTTGCCAGCACTCCGGTCGGCATTGACCCTGCCCCAATTTTTGCAAAGCTCAAAGAAATCGGTGATACGCAGCCCGCGATGCGCCCGGTCATGGATAAACTGGCGCGCACGGTTATGGTCGACCGCTACGGCAGGCCAATTACCGACCTCGAAAAAATGCAAAACGGCATCAAGTTTGCGCTTGATGACATTGTTGGCAAAGCCACAACCAGCGGGCAAGGCAAGCTTGCGTCCTCCGCAATGGACGCAAAAAAATCATTGCTTGAAGTTTTGGACACGGTTTCGCCCGAGTTCAAACAAGCCCGCCAAGCATGGGAAAGTTTGTCTCAGCCGGTCAATGATGCCGAGCGCGGACTTATTGGCGCGCTGGTCAACAATGACAAAAGCATCGGCGCGGTTAATCGCCCGCTGAGTGATTCGGCCAAGATATTCATCAATCCCAAAAACGAAACGCCGGCTGACATAACCAAGGCGGCGGCGGCAATTTCACAAGCTAATGGGGATGCCGTTCCCGCGCTGGTCAAACAATACCTCCACGACAAACTTGACGCGGCCAAAGGGGCGGTGGTCTCCGATACCTCGCGCCTTGGTGCCAAGTTCAACCAGCAGACACTTGGCGCGACCGAATTGGAGCCGCGCCAAGCCGCAAACGTAGAGGCCGCAATTCGTGCGCTACCGGATGGATCACGTATTTGGAACGGCTTTGAACGGGTGATGGCGGTTTATCGCGCGCAGGGCAACCGCTACATGGCCGGATCACCCACGTCCTACAATAACTTTATTCGTCAAGATTTGGCCGAGCCTGGGGCGGTGTCTGCCGTTGGCAGGGCGGTATCTACCGCTGGAAGATCAATTTGGGATTCGGTGCAAAACGCGCGGCTGCGCTCGACTTACTCAATCCTCGACCGCGTTCTTTCTAGTCCCGATAGCATTGAGCAGCTTCGGGCTATTGCGCGGGAGCCGAGCCGCAGGCGGGTTCAAGTAATGGTCGGCAGCTTCATGGGTGACGCCCCCGGGCGCATCGGAAAGGCCCAGCCAACCGCTGAGCCAGATTAGGCCATGAGCGCAGTAATGGAACGCCAGGGCTCCAAGCAGGCCGACAACCGCAATCGCTGGGCCACCCATATCAAGGCCGCCCTCGCGGCTAGACGACGCGGCAAGCCACGCCCCAGCAATAAAACCAAGCATCTGGATCACGTACCACATGGGCTGAGCCTAACCCAGAAACCCCCCCCCCCAAAGGATTAACATAAGTTAACGGCGCACCCCGACCCCAGCGGCGAACTAGGGCCGGGGCACTTCCAAGGCACACCCTATAGGAGATGTGACGTGGCTCCCGACGATAGCAGACACAACCGCCGGCAAGACGACAAAATTTCCGAGATGATGAACGACCGCATCTCCGAGTTGTCAAAGCAGCTTCAGGCGCACATCACCGATTGCTCTGCTCAGTCAAAGAAGCTGTTTTGGGCGGTCCTGGCGGTCTTGGGCTGGTTGGTTGTGCATAGCCTTCCCTTTGTCAGCAAAATGTTCCCCGGATGACCCAGGCCCCGCTAAGCCGTGAGGTGATGCAAGAGGTTGTAAACGCTTTTGCTAGGGCAGAGGGCAACAAGGCGAAGGCGTCGAAGCTACTTGGGCGCAACGTTAATACATATAAGTACCAGCTTGAACTGGCGCAGAGGGCGGGGGTGACGCCCTCGGTTGAGGTTCCCAAGGCAGAGCCTAGCAACCCGCTACAGCCGATTGTTGACGGGCTGCGGTCGGAGGTTGACCGGCTCCGGGATGAACTGAAAAAGGCTTCGCGCCCTAACTTCACCATACGCCAAGACACGCGCGGGGAGACTGATACTTACCGGGTATTAGTCATGGGTGACGCCCACGACGACCCAGCCATCCCCGACAAAAGCCGTTTCTATTGGGCTGGGAAATATTGCGCCGAGCAAAAGCATGACGTGCTTTTGAGCATTGGCGACTTCCTGAACATGAATTCTTTGTGCTTCCACATCCCCGATGAGAACTACAACGGGCGGGCCAAGGGGACATTTATTGCGGACATAGCATCCGGCAAGGAAGCATTTGCCGCTCTTAGTGCTGGGCTTGGGAATTGGAAGCCTGAGAAGCACAAGACCGTGGGCAACCACGAAAACCGGCTTTACCGCGCCGAGGACAAGGCCCCCGCATCGTGGGGCATGTACCACGCGCTTTACAACGAAATGATGACCGACGCGGGCTTTACTTACTCGCCATATGCAGCCCCGCACCTTATCGGCGGCGTTGCCTTCACACACATCCCCCAGACGATTATGGGCAAGCCGTATTCCGGCAGGCACCTTAACTCAATCGGCAATGACGCAACCCAAGACATGGTAATCGGGCACCGGCACAGGGCGGCGAAGCATCCGTTTGCAAAGCTATTCCGCGACACAGTGACGATTGTTGACAGCGGATGCTTCCTGCCTTGGGGGCATGTGGAGGATTTTGCAGAACACACGCCGGGTCTTTGGGATTACTGCCTGACCGATGTTCGCATCAAGGACCGCAAAATCGTTGACGTGAACTTCGTAAGCCTTCTCACGTTGGA